AATTTTGAATTCTATGGAATGGAAAATTGGATATTCTCATTTATCGAAGAGAATTATCCAGGACACATGAAGTACGACGCCAATCTGTTGCGGATTGGATATATTGATATCGAGGTCAGATCGGATACGGGTTTTCCTGTACCAGACAAAGCTGAAAAACAGATCACAGCCATTACGGTTTTTGTCGGGGGTAAGTATGTGGTGTTCGGATGTCCACCAGAAGGTCAAACCTACAAACCGCATTTGAAGAATGTGATCTATAAAGAGTTTCGTTTTGAAGAAGATATGATCCAGAGCTTCCTCGCATTGTGGGAGATGGTGAAGGTTGACATTGTAAGTGGTTGGAATATTGAAGGGTTTGATATTCCATATCTAGTGAACCGAATAAAGAGATTATTTGGATCGAAAGAAGCAAACAGGTTGAGTCCATGGAAGCTGATTAGATCTAAGACTATTCCAACTTACAAGTCGATGGAGCAAGAAACATTTGATATCTATGGTATCAATATTCTAGATTACATGTTCTTGTATAAACGATTCCGAGGTATTCCACGAGAGTCGTATCGGTTGGGTTATATTGGTCATATTGAACTTGGAATGGAAAAGGTCGACTATAAAGAGTACGAGACGCTAGAGCGATTATACTTAGAAGACTTCCAAAAGTTTATTGAGTATAATATCCGAGACGTTGAGATCTTGCCAAAGTTAGACGAAGAGTTAAACCTGATGCAGCTCTCGATGAACTTAGCATACACATCAAAAGTCAACTTCCAAGATATCTTCAAACAGACCAGACTGTGGGACAGCATCATCTTCAATTATTTGAAGGAAGGTAAGGGTGTCATTGTTCCGCAACGCAAGAAGTCGATTAAGACTGAGGCGTATGCTGGTGCTTACGTAAAAGATCCAATCCCAGGAATGTATGAATACGTGATCACGTTGGACGTGACCAGTATGTATCCTCACTTGTTCATGCATTATAACATTGGACCTGACACGTATGTTGGTAAGGTCAATTTGACTCTGGCAGACATCATTGCAGGTCGTGATCATGGTTATGGTACAAGACTGAAAGAGAAAAACCTCTCAATGGCAGCTAATGGAACTATGTATCGAAAAGATATTAAGGGTTTCTCGGCAGAGCTATTGGAGACCATGTTCGAAGAACGAAAGCTCTACAAACGGAAGATGTTGGATGCACAAGCCGAATTGGAGAAGTTAGATAAAACAGACCCAAAGCGAAAAGAGTTGAAGACAACAATTGCAACTTACAAAATCTTGCAGCAAGTCAAGAAGGAATGTTTGAACTCATACTATGGAGCATTCGGCAATCCGGTGTTTAGATTTTATGAAGTGGATCAGGCTGAGGCTATTACCATCTCAGGTCAACATGCAATTCAATGGGCTGAGAGAAAGGTGAACGAGTTCTTGAATAAGATACTTGGAACAACGAATAAGGCTTATGTAGTCTATGCAGACACAGATTCAGTACACGTGTGCTTAGATAAGTTAGTCAAGAAATTTAATCTGACTGATCGAGATACTATTGTTAAATTTATTGATAAGTTTGTTGAGAGTAAATTGCAACCATATTTAGATGTATCGTTTGAAGAGATGCACGAGTATATGAATTCGTTTGCTCAGAAGATCTATATGAAGCGAGAAAAGATTGCAGACAAAGCAATTTGGACTTCAAAGAAACGATACATCTTCAATGTGTTGGCAGACGAGGCAACAGTTCTAAAAGAACCAAAGGTCAGTATAACAGGCATTGAAGCAATTCGATCTTCGACTCCAGAAGTATGTCGGAAAGCATTAGAGAAATGCATCTGGACAATCATGAACAAGTCTGAAAAAGAGATGCAGAAGTTCATTGATGATTTCTGGAATAAGTTTAAGACTTTACCATTTGAAGATATTGCATCACCGACGAGCGTGAACAATTTGGAAGAATACAGAGATCGGAACACCCTATATAAAAAGGGAACACCGATGCATGTTCGAGCAGCTTTGGTTTACAACCACATTCTTCAAGAAAAAGGGTTGACAAATAGGTTTGAAACTATTAAGTCTGGCGAGAAGATCAAGTATTCATTCTTGAAACTTCCAAATCCAAGTGGATCGGATGTGATTGCATGTATTACGTCACTTCCGAAAGAGTTCAACTTGGTAGAATACGTCGATCATCGCAGACAATTCGAGAAGGTGTTCATTAAACCATTAGAGGCCATTCTCGACACAATCGGATGGCGAACGGAAGAGCAGTTATCGTTAGAGGACTTTTTATCGTGAGTTGGATGGACAAACCTGGGGCTGTCAAAAACAATCCCAAATTTCATAAGTTAGTAGTCAAAGTATCGCAAGACAAGATCAATGGTCCAATTGTTAAGCGTCTACAAAAAGAATTTGCAAAGAGGAAAACATGAGTTGTAGTTGCAATGGAGCTTGTGGTGGGAACTGCAAGCCAACACTCCAAGTAGTTAGAAACAGTGTACCATTGATCAAGTATCTATTGGATCAATTGGCCGACCAGGATCGTCTGACCATGTTCAGACAGTACTGCACCGGATGTGGTAGTAAAGATCCAAATTGTAAGTGCTGGGATACGTCACTGGATGAATGATCACGACGACTTAATCAAGAAGTATCTCAATTCTGGAAATGACTTTGGGTTTTCTGCAGTTAGTGACTTACCTCTTGAAGAAGAGGTTAAGACTTCCAAGGAAACTGTAGAGGACCTAAAGGATCGTCTGCAAAAGACGCAGGAACTAATCATGCCTTTATTGATTAATCTCTTGAAAACGGCCGACCAAAAATATATAATATGGCCGAACCGTGAAAAACCGGTCAAAGATGTTATGGACAAGTTATTGAAATTGACCAAAGTGGATTAATGACAATACCGATTACCAAAGAAGTGATTGATTACATCGCTAGATATGGTGGTAGATGCCGAGAGTGTGCTGATGCGAATGGCGTATGTCCAAGCTCGGGGTTGCCGTGTAGCAATCCTGAAGAGGCAATATGTCACGTACTCGAAGCATACAATTATGGAATTAAACACGGTTTCTTAAAAATCAAATCTGAATAGGAGTACATCATGGATTGGCTATACTACCTCTCATATGTTATCGTTCCTTTTCTAATTGGAATTCATCTCGGGTTCCGTAGATACAGAGATGTGATTAGTCTCGAACGAATCTTGAAGCCCGTCGAAGAGCTCAAGAGTATGCGATTCGATCTAATCGTCACCGTTGTTCTTACCTTCTTTATCGGGACGTTTAGCGTAGATGGTATGCACTCAGCCATGGTCTTCGCTTGTGCCGAATTTTCTGTGTGGATGTGTTTTGTTATTCCTAGATTAGTTCTGATCCGCACCCTTCTTCAACTTATATCAATGGGAGCAGTGAAAACCACGAAAATAGGATTAAATGAAAGATAACGACTTTTTATCAATTTTAAAAACCGCCGACGTTGCAATTACCGAAGACTTTCCAGTTACAGGTTACATTGACACAGGATCATATGCGCTTAACGCTCTGATCAGCGGATCAATTTATGGCGGCTTCCCAAACAACCGAGTAGTTGGTCTGGCTGGTGAAGAAGCAACTGGAAAAACCTATTTTGCTTTATCAACTGTTAAGCAATATCTCATAGACAACCCAACGGGAAACGTAGTCTATTTCGACACAGAGTTTTCTCTCGAGAAGGCAATGTTGGAGAAGCGAGGCATCGATGCAAACCGTGTCCACTTAATCCAACCGGAAACTCTGCAAGATTTTAGAACCACATGTCTTAAGGTTCTAGATGCTTACGAGAAGGCGAAGACCAAGACACCGATCTTGATGGTGTTGGATTCACTGGGCAACCTTCCAACTGCCAAAGAAGTTGGCGATGCAATGGAAGGCAAAGACGTAAGGGATATGACCAAGTCGCAGATCATTCGATCGATCTTCCGAGTGGTTACGCAGAAGTTAGGTCGAAGCAATATTCCGATGATCGTCTGCAATCACACTTACGACGTGATTGGTGCATACGTACCAACTAAGCAGATTTCAGGTGGTGGAGGTCTCAAGTACGCAGCTTCAACAATTATCACTTTGGCAAAGTCAAAAGACCGAGATGGTGATAAGAATGTTGTTGGCAGCATCATCAAGGCTAGAACTTACAAGTCTCGTTATTCGAAACAAGACCAGCTTGTCGAACTTCGATTGAACTTCGAGACTGGATTGGACAGATACTATGGTCTATTAGACCTTGCCGAGAAATATGACATCTTCAAGAAAGTATCGACTAGATACGAATTGCCGGATGGAAGCAAAGTATTCGGTACCGCTATTGAGAAGAATCCCGAGAAGTATTTCACTCAAGAGATTCTTACTCGACTTGACGAAGTGGCTAAGAAGGAATTTGGATTAGGTGTCGGGGGACAGGTGATCGAAGATGATGAACTTGACGACGAACCAATCGACGCTGACGAGAACGTTTGATTGTCATGCTATCGGGGAGTTGGTAACACCTCCCCGAGTCATTCAATACTGTTATACTGAGATACCATTTTTCGGTAGAGTCTATCTCAAGAACCCCAACTTCTTTGCCAAGCTACTGGCAGATAAAGTCTACATTTTCTATTCTGATGATACAATTAAAGAAGCGTGACTTCTTAGTCACGGAGATCGCGAGTGCCTTCTCGGGTTACATTGCCAAACGAAATCGTCATACAATTTGGACTAAACTTATGTGCGAGTCTCATGCTAGACGAGCCATCTGGGATTATGATGTAGTCTTACAGCTGCATGAAGGTTATATCATCAGTATTTTCAAAGACTACACTCTCACCTATGTTCTAGGCCGAATCTTCGATTCAGAGTTTATAGATTGAGGCGATCATTTAAAGTTCATAGTACTGGCGACGAAACCTATTACGCTGCTTTTAAAGGTGGCAGATGGGCTCGCTTCGATCATCTATATTTGGACATAATCGAAGCACATCAAATTGTCGTTAAATGTTATAATGGAGAAGTGGTTCAAGTCACGTCGGGGTTAACGTTCCAGTTTGGTCAGCCAACCAGTTCAACAGAAGAAGTTGGAAACACTGTTATATCAGTCGGCGACCGTGCACCAATTTGAATTTAGAAGTGAACAATTTTATAATGGAGGGTAAAATTAGGAAAGAAAAATATTGCAAACTTCACACGTTGTTCTACAAAATCTCATCAAACAAGAAGAATATTCTCGCAGAGTCTTACCGTTTTTAAAACTCGAATACTTCGATTCAGTCGCTGAAAAGACTCTCTTCAACCACATTTCTAGTTTCATCACCAAGTACAATGCATCGCCAACATTCGATGCTTTGTATGTCGAACTCACTAATGATACGGGAATTCCCGAAGGTGTCTGCAAAGAGATTGACGGGATCGTCGGAACTCTAAAGCAGTCGTCAGAGACTCCGAATATGGAGTGGCTGATCGAGACCACCGAAGCTTTCTGTAAGAAGCAAGCATTACATTATGCAATCTCGCAAGCGGTCGACATCTTTGATGGATCAGACAAGGCCCATTCGTGGGGTGCGATACCAGACATTTTAACAAAGGCTCTGGCAGTATCGTTTGACAATTCGATTGGTCACGACTACTTGGCCGACTTTGAAAAGCGATTTGAGTATTACCACAGAGTCGAGGAGAAGATCGGCTTTGATATTGATATGCTCAACAAGGTCACGAAGGACGGTGTTGGTCGTAAGACTTTGAACATGATTCTAGCAGGCACCCATGCTGGTAAGACAGCGATGATGTGTCACATGGCTGCTAGGAACCTGATGGATGGCAAGAACGTTCTGTATATCAGCTTGGAGATGTCGGAAGAGCAGATTTCAAAGCGAATAGATGCAAACTTGCTAGAAGTGACTATGGATGAGTTGTTGGATTTGACAAAAGATTCATTCGCAACAAAGATCAATCGACTGAGAACAAAGACGCAGGGACGATTGAAGGTTAAGGAATATCCAACAGCAGTAGGTCACGTTGGACATTTCCGAACACTGTTGAATGAATTGAAACTCAAACAAGACTTTGTTCCAGACATCATCTACATTGATTATTTGAACATTGCAGCATCGGCCAGAATCAAAGCATCGGCTGGAACCACCTCATATACTTACGTGAAGGCAATTTCAGAAGAGGTCAGAGGATTGGCAGTTGAGTTTAACGTTCCGGTTTGGTCGGCCAGCCAATTTAACAGAGGATCGGCTAGTTCGTCAGATCCGTCGATGGATGGCATTTCAGAATCGTTCGCAGTGAACTTTATTGCAGACTTCATTATCGGTCTGATTGCAACCGAAGAGTTGATTCAGAAGGGTATTGTGATGGTGAAACAATTGAAGAACAGATACGATGACATGAACAGGATTCCAAAGTTCTTCGTAGGTTTCGATCGAATGAGACAGAAGTTCTACAATTTAGATGATGCACTAAAAGGAATTAGCTCCGAGCACACACCTGTCATGGACACCACTTCGTTTGGAGAGAAGTTCAATGCTCGTGAACAGGAGTTTGGTAGCTTCAAGTTCTAGAAATGAGATTAATTTCTGTTGTATTTAAATCTAACTCGTGTTAGTCTCGGCGACTATTAAGAAGGGGGTTTTCATGGATAAGAAAGTCAATACTCATAAGGTGATTAAGAACAGAGAGACCGGCGAATTTGAATTGATCGAGCTCTCTACGAACTATGTTCTGAAACGTGATGTTGATCATGACAATGTTCATCGTTATTATAAATTCGTGAAGAACGGTGGAGCGTTTGCAGGCAACACACCTGGGTTCATGATGATCGACTTATCCACAGCAAAACGCAAACCTCTTGAAGTTTAAAATCTAATCCCATATACTGGTCGTATTATTGGGAGATAGCCGTGGCAAAAGTACCGGACGCAGTTTTGATGGGTGACTTCACTGATGAAGAGCTCATGCAACAGGTTGAGAGGGTAAAGAGTCTTCGAGATTCTATCGGCGAAGAAGCCGCAGTCTCGATCATAACTGCTGCGGCCGTTCAGTTGGTTTATGAGAAGTTTGTCCGAGAGGGCACGACCAAAGAAGATGCTCGACAAGCCTGGGCGAACATGTTCGACGAACTAACCGCCTTCAGTGATTTGCCCGAGAAGAAGATCAATTAGGAACAATCATGTTTTATGTTGGTCAGCAGGTTGTTTGTATCGACGCATCTGTCAATCCTAAATTCGGACCCAACAGTCTGGTGGAGAGTGCTGTCTACACTATTCATCGTATCATTCTATTTGGAGATTTACCTCCAGGGATTGAACTGGTCGAGGTTGAGACAAGCTCGCCATTAGGATTTCACTCAAAACGATTTCGTCCTGTCACGGATCGGCCGGCCAACCTCACTTCTAAGAAAGTGAGAATTTTAGAAGACGCTTAACATGACTAAAATGAGATTCATCGGGGACGTCCATGCTAAGTTCCTCGAGTACCAATTCTTAATCAGTGATTGTGAAAT